AAAAATTGCTCTGTCTACAAGCTTCTGTAAGGAAAATTTATGCCTTACGCATTGTTCTTTAAATTCTAATAGAAGATCCTCTTCTACTTTAACCGATGTTAGTTTTTTAGTGTTCATAGTTTATATACTTATATTTATATATAAATATACCACTATCCTAAAACCCCAGCATGACAGTGGTCGGTTCCTTTAAACTCACAGAACATACAATTAGATCTTGAAGGTGTCTTATCATATTCTTTATCAATATACTGTCCATGTGAATCAAAAGCATCATTGATAAACTTTGAAAGTGCAGTAGTGGCTTGACCTCTTTTAATCTTTCCTGAGGGAGGTACAAACTCTTGAACTCTTCTTCCCATTGCTGGGAATTCTGGATTGGCTGGAACTTTTCTTTTAACTATGAAATACTTTACATCTACTTTTTCTACGTCTATGTCAAATTGTTTTGCTAAGAATTCTTTGTAAAGAAGTAGTTGTGCTAACTTTTTATCATCTTTCTTTGCCCAATCATTCCATCCCGAGGTTGATGTTTTAATATCTAGAATGATGTATTTGTCATCCTGTTCATCATATAAAACAATGTCAATATATCCTTTGAAGAAAACATTCTCGGCTATTTTATGTACTAGAGGAATCTCTACTCCTACTAGCTTATAGTATTTAGTTCCAAAGTAAACAGAGCGTTTCTTACGAACGTATTCTAAGATCTCGACTCCATCACTATGAAACTCAGAAAGCTCCTCAGAGGTAGAAAAATGTTTTCCGTACTTATCTTTTTCGTGAGCATAAATTGTTTGCATTTTCTCCAATAGGAGAATACTCAAATTCATCTCATTGGACTTCTTTACTGTTCCTTCATACAACTCTGTTAACCATTCTTGCATTACTTCATGTACTGCTGTACCAAACACTGTGTGAATAGAAGGTTTATACTCTTGCAATCCCTTAACATACTTTAATGCCCATTGGTGTGGACAAGTGTTGTATGCTAGAGTTTGGCTATACGATATTGATTTGCTGATGTTGTAATCTATAACTGGCTTACAGAAGTCTCTTATCAGGCTTACCTGTTTAAGAAGTTACTTTGCCATCTTTTAAGTTTTTGATTTCTCTTTGTAAATACCATAAAGCTTTTTCCAATTCCTGGATCACATCATCCTTCTTTCCAGCTCTTGAAATGTACTTCACTGTATTTCCTAAACAAAAACTCAATCTCCAAGCTTCAATAACTTTAATTGCTTCATAAGGATTGTTTACTCCTCCGTAGTGATTTGGATGGTTGACTAATTCTTTTTTTGCTTTTGGCTTTTCTTCTTTGTCAAAAGTAAAGATTGCTTCTCTCTGATTCATAATAACTAATTTATATAACTATAATATAACAAAAAAGACTTACGAAAGCAAGCCTTTTTTAATTTATCTTCGGTGTCCTCCTCCATAATGAGGCATATTATAATGTGGTTGACTATAGTATGGTTGATAGTACTGGTGTGGATATGGTACGTAATTTACATGGTACTGGTACTGTGGTACTGGTCTGTAATATGTATTTGGATAGTAGCTTACAGTTTGTAATCCATCACATGCAGTAAAAAATACTGCTACTAATGTTAGTACTATAAGAATCTTTTTCATATTAAAATTATTTAAGTAAATACAAAGTCGATACTGCTCCTAAAAAAGTTCCTACTTTATACCAGAAAGTTTTCATTCTTTGACCTTTTAATTCTTTTTTAAGATCATCAGTCATACCTTTATACTCTCCTATCTGAACATCCTTCTGTCCTATAATGAATTGATTATTCTTATCTTTGTCTGTTAGAAGACTTATGATAGTATCTTTTTGTACTTCTCTTTCTTCTAGCTTGATAACTTTTTGTTGGGTAAGTTTCAATTCCTCTTTACATCCATCATAGCGAACTAAGTCTTTTGCTGCTAGTCTTACTACTTTAGTTGGTAGTGTTACCTTCGTTGTATCTGTTTGTGAAAAAGAATTCAAGCTCAGCGTTAGAAAACTTATCAACAGTATTAATTTTTTCATCTGTTTGTTTTTTTACAATTGTTATGGTATTGTCTATGTGATGTATTTCTTTTGTAATAGAAACTACATTCTCTTTTACTGAATCGATCTTAACATCGATTTGTTTATTTATTACTTGTGCTGAATCTATTTTGGTTTGGACTGAATCTATTCTTCGTTCATATCCTTTTACATCAGTTCTAATACTGTTAGTAGTAAAAATGTTGTAACCTATTAACGCAACTACAATAGTAAGTAAAATGTTTTGTTTATTTTGTAACATCTCTGTTTCCTTTGTGTTTGTCTAGTCTGTCTAGTATTTGAGTTACTAGTTCATTTTTTACTATGCCTACCATTGAGGCATTCTTTAGAATAGAGATTAACTGGAATACCAAGAACGGTGCCATAATAGTTTCACTTAACCATGATGTTCCAGTAAATCCTTTTTCTATTGATAAGATGGCTGATAGCATTATTACCCAGAAGCCAAATGTCTTTAATACGCTTAATGCTTTACAAGTCTTGAAACCTTCTCTTTTAACTCCTGCCCATATACCAAAGAAGCCATCAGCGAATACGACCAACCCTACTGCTAGGAACTGCTCGATGTTATCTGCTGTTAGGTGCATAAAGTATGAACCTATAAATGCGAATGCTGTTGTCAATGATAATGTAATTAATAGAGATGTCTTCATCTTATATTATACTATTTAACGTATTCGTAATACTTTTTAGTTTTTTCTGAACGGTCAGCCAAACCATGAGTACCACCGTTAATTCTTTTTGTTAATGCTAATATTGCTGCATCGTTAATTCCTTGATCACAGATTGACCACAATTTGTTTTTATCAAAGAAGAACATTGCTGATTCAAATGAGAACGTAGTTGCTACTAAATCTGGATTAGTCATAATCTCAGGTTTTTTCAAATAGTCTGAGAATGCTTTGTAGTTTTCTTTTCCTGTTAATTGAAGAGCTCCTCTTCCTCTGAACTTGAATCCATCTCCTGAAGCTTCTGCTCCGTTACCCATTCTTGAAGCATACACTCTGTTAGCAATTTTCTCTGGTTGTCTTGCGTAAGACTCTTCTAAGTTACCTGGAAAATATTTTCCAAATATACCTTGAAGTCCTTCTGCTGAATAGTTTAAGTTTTCTGCAAATGCTTTAAACCCTCCTGTTTCGTGTGCTGTTTGTGCAAAGAAGTGTGCTGCTCTAACTGGTGTTAGTTTATAAAACTCCATTGCTTTTTTCATTGTTCCTGGACCGAATGCACCATCTGCTGTTACTCCGATCTTTTCTTGTAAACTTTTTAAGCTCATAATTTAATTTTTATTCTTCGTTATTGTTTTCTTTTTTGCCATTTTTAAATCCTGCAAACTTCTCTAGGACGTCTGGAAGGAATGAACCAAGGCAGATGTACATAAATGAATCAAAGATGTACTCGTTTAATTCTAATGGTCTACCCATGTAACCTGTTACAAGGTCTACACCAATTGCAATTACCATTACCATGAATGATAAGAATCCAATTATAACCTTTTCGTTATAATCATTTGATTTTTTAAAGATACTGAAAAATCCCATAAAATATTTTTTTAAGTTAGTTATCATGTAACCAATTAATAATAACAAAATTTTATAGTAACTCTTTGGTATAAATAGGCACAAAAAAAAGAGGCACAACGCCTCTTTCAATTTGTAATCAAAGTCTGATTATTCTTCAGAATTTAAACTTTTTAATTCCTTTGGAAGGAACTCAGTGTTAACATGACCACATGCCTTACACGCGAATACAGGTATTGGCATGTACGTTGTCTGTCCTGTTCCTGTTAAAAGCCCCGATGCTTTTCTAATATGTAATGCTTCTTCAAAGAAAGTCTTTGAACATTTTTCGCACTCTACCGGAAGGGTTTGGTCAATCGATAGGTTCATTCTTGGTTGTTGTTCCATTTTAATTTAGATTTTGTTGCACAATTCATCGACCTTTACTACATCTGCTGCTATTTGAAATACAGTGGCCGGAGTAAGGTTTGGTGCCTCTTGCGAGATTTTTAATACCTGTCTTAACAGGGTTCCTCTTAACTTTGCTTTCTTTGCTGCTTGCAATATCTCGACAATAGTTAGTATGCTCTTTTGATGTTCTGATCTCAATTGAGAGGTTTCTTTCTCAACTAGCTCGTAGTACTTGGCGATTGAATCTGACATTGTTTATTTTTTTCTAGGGTAGTACTTTCTTTTTTTCTTTGGCTTGTCGATAGGAAACTCTAGTTTGCTTTCTTTAACTTTCTCTACTACTGGTTCAACATTTACTGCTGCAGCCTCCGGTACTACTTTAGCGATCTCTACTGCCTTGTCTACAACCTGTGGTGTAATGTCTTGTGAGGTTACTGCCTCTTTTTTAGCAGCTTTCTTTGCTACAACTGGACGTAAGTCCTTGTTATACAATTCTTTTGCTACTTGTTCTGCTTGGACTTCGATGTCCTTTACATCTTGTACCATGTCCTTCAAAGATCCATGATGCTTTGAAAATTGGTAAGCTACTCCTACTGCTAGGAAAACCACTAGGATTACTAGGGTAAAAATTTCAATTCCTGTCATAATTTTAATATTTGTTTTTAAAAAATTCGCGTGACACCTTCGGTGAGGAGGTCTTGCGCCACCTCACCTCTCGGTCCCCACTTTCTATTTGCTCTCTGCTGTTGATGCTTGTCTATACTCTGTGATCAATTTCTTAACCTCTCCAATTGCTTTTCTTGCATTGGCTTGAGATTTTTTAGTTGTTCCGTTGTGTTCTGCTTTGAACTGTTCGTACAACCCATCAATCTTTTCGAATAACTCTTGTTTGTTCATCTTATTTGTTTTTGATTAATACTACATGAACATGCTAGGATCTACTCCTGCACTTTGTTCATCCTTTGGTTTTATGTTTGTGATTACACATTCTGTGATTAACATTGTTCCTGCAACTGATGCTGCATTCTCTAAAGCCAGTCTTGTCACTTTAGTTGGATCAATAATACCTTCGTCTAACATATCAACATACTGTCCTGTTCTAGGATTGAATCCTTTCCACTTGTCTTGTGCAAGTAGAGTTTGTTCTCTGTCCTCAATCTTGTCTTGAGTCTCTCCTGCATTCAATAGGATTTGTTCGAATGGCTTTCTGATTGCTTTCATTACAATATCGAATCCTTTTTCTTGATCTGGATGTTGTGCTACTAGTGGATTCTCTCTTAGGTGGAAAGATGCATTTAGTAGAGCTATTCCTCCTCCTGGTAAGATACCTTCTTGTAAAGCTGCTTTAGTTGCATGAAGAGCATCATCAACACGGTCTTTTTTCTCTTTCATTTCTACTTCAGTATGTCCTCCAACATGAATGATTGCTACTCCTCCAATAAGTTTTGCTAATCTATCTTGTAGGATTTCTTTCTCGTAAGGTGAAACTGTATTATCAATTTGTTCTTTCAACTCTTCGATTCTTTTTGTAATAGCTTCTTCAGTTCCTTTACCATCTACAATGGTAGTGTCATCTTTTCCTACTACTACTTTTCTAGAGTTACCAAACCATTGTAAGTCAAATTTGTCCAACTTCATTCCTTTCTCTTCAGATACAACTGTACCTCCAGTAAGAGCTGCAATGTCTTCAAGCATAGCTTTCTTTCTGTCTCCAAACTCAGGAGCCTTAACTGCTACTACTCTAAGAACTCCTCTCATTTTGTTTACAACTAATGTTGATAGAGCCTCTCCATCAATATCATCTGCAATGATAAGTAAGTCTTTATTTTGTTGTGATACTGATTCTAATAGTGGAAGCATCTCTTTGATTGATTGAACTCTTTTATCTGTAATAAGAATTAAAGGATTGTTCAATACTGAGGTCATTGTGTTGTTATCTGTAACGAAGTAAGGAGATTTATATCCTCTATTGAATTGCATACCCTCTACAGTTTCAAGATAAGTCTCTCCTGTTTTAGATTCTTCAATAGTTACTAATCCATCTCTATCAACTTTGTCCATTGCTGTTGCAATAAGATTTCCTACTTCAGGATCATTGTTACCTGAGATTGTTGCTACTTGTTGGATTTGTTCTTCGTTAGTAATATCTTTTGAGTAATTCTCTCTCAAGTATTCGATTACTGCTTTGGTTGCAATATCGATACCTCTTTTAACTTCTACTGCATTTGAACTTTCTAGTTCCGAAAGACCTTGTTTGTAAATCTCTCTTGCAAGTAATGTTGCTGTCGTAGTACCATCTCCAGCTAATCTTGCTGATTCGATTGCTACTTGCTTTACAGCTTGTGCTCCAGTATTTTCAATTGGATCTTCCAATTGTACTTCTTTTGCTACTGTTACACCATCTTTTGTTGAGGTTGGATTACCTCCTTGTTGTTGAATGAAAACATTTCTACCTGATGGTCCTAATGTACATACAACTGCATCTGCTAATTGATCTACTCCTGAAAGTAATTTCTCTCTGGCTTCTTTTGAAAAACTAATTTGTTTACTCATAACTACTTGTCTGATTTTCTAATTGTTGCTAAAATTTCTCTGTCTGGTGTGATAAAGTACTCTTGTCCCTCAAAATCAATTCTCATTGAACCGATCTTAGGAATCAATACGATGTCTCCTACTTTAGCTTCTACTCTGATAAATTGTCCAAACTCAGACTGGCGTCCTGGACCTACGGAAACTACTTCGCCCATCTCTGGTCTTTCTTTTCCCATATCCGGAATAATAATACTTCCGAATCTTTCTTCTCCTGATTCTACAGGTTTTACAATAACTCTGTCGCTGTTTGCTGATAACTCTTGTGACATAAACTTAATTTGGTTAATAACTTATTTTAATAATATACTAATAAATAGTACACGAGACAACTTTTTAATGCCCTTCAGCAAAGTTATTTGCTATTTGTGGTGGTGCTTTTAAGGTTACTCCTGGTAGTTGTGTTGTTAATTCCATTAACTCTTGAACGTAAGGCATAAACATTTCTGCTTGATCTTCTCTTATGTTTATAATTAGCTGATCATGAATCTGGGCTTGTACTCTTGCATCTACTCCTAACTCTTTTGCTTTTCTATTAATTTGAATTGCTGCTCTGTTTACAACCGCTGCTGCAAGTGATTGTAGTTGGAAATTTAAACAGTTGTT